GATGGGTATGATAAAGACCACCCCGCTTCTGTAAGATTTAGATTTGATCCAGATGGTATTTCTTCCCCTTCAGATTATGGTTATTACAACGTACCTAATTCTGGTGGGCAAGGTAATTCAATTTATTTTGACAACTATGAAATGTCACATTTCCGTTTATTAACGGATACTAACTTCTTACCTTATGGTAGATCTTATCTAGAACCAGGACGTAAATTGTTTAAACAATATACTATGATGGAGGATGCGATGTTAATTCATAGAATTGTTCGTGCGCCTGAAAAACGTATATTCTATATTAACGTTGGTAATATTGCTCCTGCTGAGGTAGAAAATTTCATGCAAAAAACAATTTCTAAAATGAAACGTACTCCATATATTGATCAACAAACAGGTGATTATAACTTGAAGTACAACATGCAAAACTTACTTGAGGATTTCTATATCCCGGTTCGTGGAAATGATCAAGCAACTAAAATTGACAATTTAGGTGGCTTACAATATGATGGAATCCAGGATGTTGAATATTTAAGAGATAAATTATTTGCTGCCCTTAAAGTGCCTAAAGCATTTATGGGTTACGAAAAAGATTTAACAGGTAAAGCTACATTAGCTGCTGAAGATATCCGATTCGCACGTACAATTGAACGTATTCAACGTATTGTAGTATCTGAATTAAACAAAATTGCATTAGTTCACTTATATACTCAAGGTTATACAGATGAATCATTAACAAACTTTGAATTATCTTTAACTACTCCTTCTATCATTTACGATCAAGAAAGAATTGCATTGATGAAAGAAAAAGTTGATCTAGCTGCTCAAATGATGGAAGCTAAATTGTTACCAACTGATTATATCTATGAAAATATATTCCATTTAAGTGAAGATCAATATGATGAATATAGAGATTTAATTGCTCAAGATGCTAAACGCAAATTCCGTATTAATCAAATTGAAAACGAAGGTAATGATCCACTTGAAACAGGTAAATCATATGGTACACCACACGATTTAGCCGCGCTATATGGTAGAGGTAGATATGATGCCGGTGAAGTACCTGTTGGATATGATGAAGATCCTGAATTGGGAAGACCTGAAGAAAAAGTAACTAATAGAGGTACTCAAGATAATGCTTTAGGTAAAGATAGAATTGGAGCTACAGGCATGAAAAAAGATGGAGACGAATCAGATTCTACTAAACCTAAATTCCAAGGTGGTTCTCCATTAGCATTAGAGACAAAAAATAAACGAAACCCTAACCTAAAAATATTTAATGACATTAAAAATCAGAAAAAACAAATGATTTTTGAATCAGATATTAAAGGGAATTCATTATTAGATGAATCACAGATACGAGAGTAAGGAAATTTCATATATTTATAAATAAATAATATAATAGAATGCAAGTTAAACATTCAAAGTATAAGAATACTGGTATCCTTTTCGAATTATTAGTTCGACAAATTACTACCGATACATTAGATGGTAAGGATTCTCCGGCTAAGGACATACTTAAAAAATATTTCGTTAAAACGGAATTGGGTCGTGAGTATAAGTTATATGAAACTCTTTTAAAAAAAACATCGTTAACTGAAACTAAAGCAAATATTGTTGTTAGTACATTAACTGATTCTTCACTTACATTAAATAGAAGTGTCATTAAAAGACAAAAATATAACTTGATTAGTGAAATTCAAAAACATTATGATTTAAACGAATTTTTTAATCATAAACTTCCTAACTATAAAGTATTTGCGGCGTTCTATACATTATTAGAAATTACTAATACTCCACAAGCTGTAAATCCCGTACAAACCATTAACAATAAAGTTACTATTTTAGAGCATTTAACTGCTGCTCAAATTAAAGAAAGTAAAATTCATGATGAAGTAATGGATGAATTTTCTAAATCAGATAAAGATGTACGTTTTATTGCATATAAAATGATTTTAGAATCATTCAATACAAAATATGATGATTTACACCAAAATCAAAAACTAATTCTTAAAGAATTCATTACGTCAGTTGATAATACTCCTCGTTTAAAAGAGTTTTATACAAACAAGATAATTGAAATTAAAGAAGAACTAACTTCATTAAATACTAAAACTAAAAATGAAGTAACAAAAATAAAAATCAACGAAATTATCTCTATGATTACCCCACCTGCTAAAAATGCTAAGGTAACAGATAATGATTTAGTTGACTTGTTACAATATTATGATTTAATTAACGAGTTAGAAACAGTAAATGGATAAGCTTAAAGAAAAAATTAGAGCAAAAATTAAAGAAATGAGCGCTACCGGACAAGGTGGTGCATCTTTTTCTGCTGGTCAAGGTGAAGGTTATGCTACACCGGCAGCATTTGCTTCTAAAACAAACTCTAAAGGAACTAAAAATATTTATTATTATAAATTAGGTTTCAAACCAGTTCCTGATAAAATCAAAGGATCTGGATTACCAGTTACGAAACTTTGGAACGAGGATACATTAAATGAAGTTAATGAATTTCAACAAAAACGTTTAGACGGTTTAGATGAAATTGAAAAACTATTAAATGATATTACACCTTTAGTTTCTAATGCAAAAAATGAAACAATTGAATTATATAGCGGAAACGCCGGTTCATATGATATAACACAACCTATTGAAATGGTATTAAGTTACTTAAGAGAGGTAAAACAACTATTAACAGAAAAATAATGAAAAAAACACTACAAGATCAATATTTGTTAATCAAAGAAGGTAAAGGACACAAAGGTGTTTTCTTAACAGAAGCAAAACGTCAATTCCCTAATATCGTTCGTAATGCAGCTACGTTTGAAGAAGCTGTAGCATCGTTACAAACTAAAAAAATCATTACAGAAAATGTAATTGGTTTAAATTCTGTTAATTCTATATTTGAACCAAAGAAAAAAGAATCATATGAATTAGCATATGAGGCATTTTTGGCTGAAGCTAAGAAAAAAGAAAATGAAGACGAGAAAGTAAAAGCTGAAGAAAAGAAACCATCTAAAAAGGTTGAAGAAGATGCTTCCCATAATTTTGATCGTAAAGATGATAAAAACCTAGATAACTTGATTTTTGATCAGGTAATGACTGGATATTATGCTGAAATGAAAGATCCTAAAAATGCAGATAAAACAATGCAAGAATTAAAGGATATAGTAATGAAAAATTTACAAAAAGATCCTATTTTCTATACAAAAGAAGGTCAATTTGGAGAAAAAAGTTTAGGATATGTAACTGAAGCTCCTGGTTTAGGTACTCCAAAAGAGGCTAAAGGGAAATACAAAGCATCAGGATATGGTGATTTAAAAGAATCAATCCAACCAATTAACGAAGAAGAAAATAAATTACGTAAAGCAATTCGTGAGATGATTGCTGAAGAATTAGCAACAACATCAAAAACATCATTAAAAGAAGGTGTTGAAAAAGAATTAGCTGCTATCAACAAAGAAGCAGAACATGAAATTATTGCTTCTAAATTAGAAAAAGTACAAGCCCTAATTGATAAAAAACAATCTCAACTTACTAAACTTGATGAGGATGAGGATATGAAAGACCTTACTGACAAGAAAAAAGTAAAAGAAATTGAAAAAGACATTAAATCTCTAGAAAAAGCAAAAGCTAAATTAGAGAAAATGATGGGTAAAGGTAAAGGTAAAGCTAAAAAAACTGAAGTATTAGGTGAAATTGAAGTTGAACCAACTGCAGAATATTTAGAGGCTAAAGCAGATGCTGAACAAAGATATGATGAAGGTGAAGAAATTGACTCAATTATGCCCAATTACCCAAATTTATCAGATGATGACCAAGAAAGATTATACCAAGATCTAGAAGGTAAAATGAACGGAATGGATTACTAAGATGAATAAGCAACTATTAATAGAAACTAGACACTTCAGTCCTAAACCACTTTCATTATTGGAAGGAATGAAAAACAACGGAAATGTTTTCGTTGAAGGGATATTGGCTACTGTCGAAGTTAAAAACGGTAATGGTCGCTACTATCCTAGAGAATTATGGGAACGTGAAATCGACAATTTTGCACGTAAAATCCAAATGAAATCAACTGAAACATGTGGTGAATTGGATCATCCTGACTCGCAAGTAATCAACCTTAAAAACGCATCTCATGCGGTACGTGAATTGTATTGGAAAGGTGATGAAATATGGGGTAAAGTAGAAATTTTCTCTGACATGGGTGATTTAGGTACTTCATCTGGCCGTATAGCAGGTGCATTAGTTAAAAATGGTTTGTTAATTGGGATTTCTTCTCGTGGGATGGGTTCCTTAAAAGAAATAAGTGGTGTAATGGAAGTACAAGATGACTTCGAATTGCTAACTTGGGATTTAGTTTCCAACCCATCTAACCCAGATTCATGGATGAAAAACGGTGCGTTAAACGAATCCCGTTCAACATTTTTAGATCCATACGCTAAAACAAATTCATTAATTACTGAAATATTATGTGCTAAAGGTACATGCCCAATATTTTAAAACAACAAACCACAACATACGATTGGCTCTCTTTTGAGAGCCTTTTTTTATCTCTGCGACTTTGACTATATGTGTACATACATATAACACGAATATACCACCCCCTCAATCTATTATGTGGTATCAATTAAATGAATTCTATTACGTTTTTTAAATAAACGTACTTTCCCAACAAAATAAAATTTAGGAAAAATGGCAACAAACAGAGAAATGCTTAAAGAAGCAATCGCTGACGCTAAAGCTGTTAAAGAAACTGCAATAGCAAATGCAAAAGCTGCTCTAGAAGAAGCCTTCACACCTCAATTAAAATCAATGTTATCAATGAAACTTCAAGAAATGGAAGAAATGGATGAAATGGAAGACAAAGACATGTACGAAATGGAAGACAAAGACGCTATGGAAGAAGGAGAAGATAAAGATATGATGGAAATTGATTTGGAAGAACTTTTAGCGGAGCTAAATGAAGAGGAAGATATGGATGAAGCTATCAACGAAGCCGAAGAAGAAGAAGAAGAGGAATCTGAAGAATCTGAAGAAGGTGAAGAAGAAGGTGAACCAATCGAACTAGAAGACATGACTGATGAGGATCTAAAATCAATGATTGAAGACGTTATCAAAGACATGATCGAAGCAGGTGAACTTGAAGCTGGTCACGAAGGTGAAGAAGGTGGAGAAGAAGCTGAAGGCGAAGAAGAAATCGAAATCGAAGACGAAGAAGAAGTCGACTTAGCAGAATTATTAAGAGAAATCGAGGACATGGACGAAGAAAAAGAACCAATGTACGAAAGTGAAGAAGAGTTAGAAGAACTTTTCGGTATGGGTAAAAAAGGTGGAAGAAATTACAAAACTGTTATCGCTCAATTATTAGCAGATAATGATGATGTAGTTAAATCACTTGCTGCTGAAACAGACCCAGCTAAGAAAAAAGCTCTTGCTGATCCACTTTTAAGAAAAGCATTCGTTGAATTTGGAAAACTTCAGAAAGAAGACCCAGCTGAGAAAGTAATCGATAATATGAATGAGTTCAAAAGAGAACTTTTCGGAGATTCAAGATCTTTACTACAAAAATTAGCTGCAGGTTCTGCAGGTACAGTTAGTATTGCTCGTGAAGGTATGGAAGAAGAATTGAATGAAGCATACGAAACGATCGAAACTCTTAAAAATGAATTGAATGAAATCAATTTATTAAACGCAAAATTACTTTACACAAACAAAATATTCAAAGCTAAAAATTTGAATGAAAACCAAAAAGTAAAAGTATTAAGTTCTTTTGATAAAGCTAAAAACGTAGGTGAAGTGAAAATGGTATTTGAAACATTAAACGAGGGTATTAAAGTTTCTAAAAATGCGATTAAAGAAAACCTAGGTAGCGCATCAAAATCACAAATGACACCAAGCGTTAAAAAACCAATCGTTGAGTCAAACGAAGCATTTACAAGAATGCAAAAATTGGCTGGAATTATTTAATTTAAAATTTAAAATTTAAAACAATGTCAAATAGTATTAATTCATTACTAGAAAGCGCTGCAGGAAGTTACAAAAACATGCAGAGCGATGCCGTAAGAATGGCGTCAAAATGGGGGAAAACAGGTCTATTAGAAGGACTTGATAGCGAAGTTTCTAAAAACAACATGGCTATGATCCTTGAAAACCAAGCTAAACAATTGGTTATCGAATCTTCTAACACACAAGTTGGAGGTTCAGGATTCAATGCAGGACAAGGTGAAACTTGGGCTGGTGTAGCTTTACCATTGGTACGTAAAGTATTTGGTTCTTTATCAACTAAAGAATTCATGTCTGTACAACCAATGAACTTACCTTCAGGTCTAGTTTTCTTCTTAGATTTCCAATATGGACAAGATAAAAAAGCTCCAGTTGGTAACTTCGGACCTGCAGGAGATGTTTATGCTGCTAGTTCATCTATGTACGGTAACACAAACCCAGCATTAGGTGCTGATCCTTCACAAGGTCTTTATGGTGCTGGTCGTTTTGCTTACTCTGTAAACCAATTCACAGCTTCATTAACTCCAGTAGCTTCAGGTTCTGCAACTTGGGATATGGTTGAGTATGCTAATGAGTTATCTGCTTCAGTTGCAGCAGGATCTACTTATTCTTATATGACTGTAACTGGACCTACACAAAATGGACGTAAATTCGATCCAAAAGGTGTTCGTGCATTTGTATTAGAATCAGGTTCATTTGGTGCTGCTAATTTATTACCACAATATACTTCAGTAAATACAGCTGAAACTCAAATTACTTTTGTATTTGCTGGAAATAAAACAGGATTTAATGCACTTTCTGCTTTATCTATGTTGTATTACAATGTACAACCTGCTGATAACTACAGAGGTGATTTCGAAGATGCTGCTAATGCAGGTTATTCAAATGCTGAATCAACAACTGCTGATCAATTAGCTATTCCTCAAATTGATATCAAAATGAAATCAGAGGCTATCGTTGCTAAAACTCGTAAGTTGAAAGCACAATGGACTCCTGAGTTCGCTCAAGATTTAAACGCTTACCAATCATTGGATGCTGAAGCAGAATTAACATCTATTATGTCTGAATACATCGCATTAGAAATCGATTTAGAGAACTTAGATATGTTGATCCAAGATGCTTCTGCAGCAGATGAGTACTGGTCAGCTAAAAATAACACTAACTTGAATGCTACTAAAACAGCTTGGGATACTAACACAGCTGGTTTCTTCAACACTCAAGGTCAGTGGTTCCAAACTTTAGGAACGAAAATGCAAAAAGTTAGTAACAAAATTCACCAAAAAACATTACGTGGTGGTGCTAACTTCTTAGTATGTTCTCCAGCAGTAGGAACGATTTTAGAATCAATCCCAGGATTTGCTTCATCTTCTGATGGTGATGTAACAAAAGCGTCTTACGCATTTGGTATCCAAAAAGCAGGTCAAATGAACAGCCGTTACACAGTTTATAAAAACCCTTACATGACTGAAAATGTTATCTTGATGGGTTATAGAGGAGCTCAATTCCTTGAAACTGGTGCTGTATTTGCTCCATATGTACCATTAATCATGACACCATTAGTTTACGATCCAGAAACTTTCACACCAAGAAAAGGTTTATTGACTCGTTACGCTAAGAAAATGATCCGTCCAGAATTCTACGGTCGTATCTTTATCAGTGATTTGGCTACTATCTAATATTAGATAAAAACCTAATATAAAGAGCCGGACGAAAGTCCGGCTTTTTTAGTTTTCCTATAATATTTATTAGCAAATATAGTTATATGACAGATTTTAATAGAACGCCGCAGGCGCAAGAAGTTTTTAAAGCGAAAAGAAAACCAAAAGGACCAATTAAGTTTTCAATTCAATTAAATGAAGAACAAAAACGAGCAAAAGAAAAAATTCTTAACAATACTGTTACAGTATTAAAAGGTAAAGCGGGTTCGGGTAAATCGTTATTAGCAGCAAATATAGCATTAGACCTATTATTTAGTAAAGAAATCGAAAAAATTATTATCTCTAGACCTACTGTAGTAGCAGGACAAGATATAGGTTTCCTACCAGGTGACGTTAACGAAAAATTAGCCCCATTTACAGCTCCAGTATATGAAAATATGCATCGTTTATACAATAAAGAAAAAATCGAAAAATGTATAGCGGAAGGTGAAATAGAGATTGTACCTGTATCATTTATGCGAGGTAGAAATTTTACTAATTGTTTAGTTGTAATTGATGAGGCTCAAAACTTAACTGATACCCAAACTGAATTACTTTTAACTCGTATATGTCATGGATCTAAAATGATATTTTGTGGTGATGCTGCCCAAATTGACTTAAAAGACCGTAAACAATCAGGATTTGATGTAGTATGTAAACATATGAAAGAAGTACCTGGATTTGAAGTAATTACGTTAGAGAAAAATCATAGACACGAGATAGTTGAGCATATTTTGGATGTGTATAAGAATCTTAGATCTTAATATAATTAGAGATCTTTTTGCTATATTTATAAATAAAATAAATGGCTAATTTATATGTAACCATTACGGAAGAAATTACTCTCCCTAATACAACTACTGAACGAACAAACGTATTTAAAACCATATCTGGTATTAATCAGATAGCTCGTCGAGTAGATACAATCCCAACCACATTTGTTGGTACAGGTGTTGAGATTTTAAGCTTTTGTAATAGTGAAGAAGAACAAACAGGTGGAGCATTTGTAAAATCAGCTGTTGAATATATTAGAATTACTAGTTTATCTACTCAATATAATACATTAATCTATTTAATAGCTAATGATGGTACTGAAAGTGCTATATTATCTTTAGATCCTGGAAAAACTATTGCATTAAGTAATGCTGACATAGATACTCCATCAAATAATGATTTTGTAATAAGTGGGTATGTAGACGAAACATATTATAGTAATTTAACTTATATTAATTCAATTAAAGCAAAAGCAATTAGTGGTAGTACTCAATTGGAATATTTTGTAGCATCAACGTAATATTTATAATAAAAAAAGAAAATGGCAAACTTAACATTAAGATCAGTAAAAGGTTCTCCACTTACTAACGCAGAGTTAGATGGTAACTTTGAATATTTTACTGGCTCACACGCAATAACAGGTTCACTAGTTGTATCTAGTTCTATTACAAGTAATGGATATACTGTAGTTACAAGTAATCAAACAGGATCATTTCTTGTAAGCAGTGGTTCATTTGCAACTACAGGTTCAAATAATTTTACAGGAAGTCAAACAATAAGTGGTAGTTTAACAACTACTGGATCTGTAAATGTAACAGGATCTATTAATGTTAATGGCTCAACAGTAGTTACAAGCAATCAAACAGGATCATTTCTTGTAAGCAGTGGTTCATTTGCAACTACAGGTTCAAATAATTTTACAGGAAGTCAAACAATAAGTGGTAGTTTAACAACTACTGGATCTATAAATGTAACAGGATCTATTAATGTTAATGGCTCAACAGTAGTTACAAGCAATCAAACAGGATCACTTATAGTTAATACAGGATCATTAGCTTCTACAGGATCAAATACATTTAATGGAACCCAAACAATATCAGGTTCAATTTTAATTAGTGGATCTCTTATACCTAATGTAAGTGGTTCTTCAACAACATCTTCATTTAGTTTAGGATCAGCTACTAATGCTTGGAAAGATCTTTGGGTATCTAATGGTACTATTAATTTCTTAAATAGTGCAGGACAAGTACAAGCTTCTTTAGGTGCGGGATCTAGTGGGACAACTTTTACAGGTGGAACTAATATTTCAGGACAATTAATAGTAACTCCAACAAGTGTTACTTCTTCACAACCTGCAAGAATTTACCAAAATCAAGATCCTTCATGTAATTTCCGTTTAGTAAATGGTACAACTTATAATGTTGATTTATATTATTATGGAAGTACACGTGTATTACCATTTGATAGAACTTATACCTCTTATTTTATAATAGGAACCCCTTCAGATTTAACATATGGTTCTATATACTTACCACCATATAAAAATTCAGGACATGCCCCTGGAAAACCGGTTACAGTATATAACATGAATTCAAACCCAGCATTCCAACCACTTAGTGTTTATGGACTTGCTCAATTAATTACTTCGTATGATCCTTCAACACCAAAACAAATTACCGGATTATCTAATACCGCAGGTTTAATCTCAGGCTCATACGGACAAGCAATTAATAATTTTTCAACCACAGCTTCTATCCCATCAGGATATAAAGGTACATTTGAATTAATTAATGTTGGTTATTCTCAAGCATTGACTGCTTCATCAGTAACATACCCTACTGTTAGTGAAGGTATTGCTAATAATTATGATAATGGTACAGCTGGAGATGGTAGTGAACTCCGTTGGAAATTAGTTTCAATATTACCAATATAAACATAAAAACATATTTTTAAAATGGGCCTCTAAATGAGGCCCTTTTTTTTCATATTTATAACAAAATATTAACATGAATATCCCAATTTGGCCAGGCTCAAGTTCATTCCAACCAGGAGAAACACCTTTTGGATTTTATGATTATGATCCTCAATTTCAAACAGATGCTGATAAATTTGCAAAATTTGCATCACAACGTTTAGGTTATCCTTTAGTTGAAGTTGAGTTACAAGATATTAATTTTTATACTGCATTTGAAGAAGCTATTACAACTTATGGAAATGAATTATATGCTTATCAAGTAGCTGAAAATTTACTTACTTTTCAAGGAGCTTCAACAACTATAGCACCTGGAAATAATGAACTAGTTCAAGAAAATTTATCAAACGTAATTTTACTTTCAAATCAATATGGTACAGAAGCCGGAGTTGGGGGTACAGTAACTTGGAGAACAGGTTCTATTGCTTTAACAGCAGGTAAACAAAATTATGATATGAATCAATGGGCCCTTGACAATAACATTCAGGGTAGAATTGAAATTAAACGTATATTTTATGAAGCACCACCTGCTATTACAAGATATTTTGATCCATACGCAGGTACAGGTACAGGAATGATGCAAATGATGGATTCATTTGGTTGGGGGTCTTATTCACCAGCTATTAATTTCATGTTAATGCCTATCAGTTATGATATGCAAAAAATCCAAGCAATTGAATTTAACGATCAAATCAGAAAATCTCAATATTCATTTGAATTAGTAAATAATCAATTAAGATTATTCCCAATTCCCATTTCCCATTATCATGAATTGCGCTTTGAGTATATTTTAAACTCAGATAGAAATAATCCTTACGTGCCTAGAAACGGTCAAAATGTTATTACCAATGCCTCTAATGTCCCATTCAATAATCCAACTTATTCTACGATAAACTCGATTGGTCGTCAATGGATATTTGAATTAGGATTATCAATAGTTAAAGAAATTTTAGGATATGTTAGAGGAAAATATTCTTCTATTCCAATCCCCGGAGCAGAAGTAACCTTAAACCAAAGTGATTTAATTGCTTCAGCTACAGCAGATAAAACAGCGTTAATAGAACGTTTAAGAGCATATTTTGATACAACATCCCGTAAAACATTACTTGAAAATAAAGCTTCTGAAGCAACTAGTCAAAGAAATATATTAGCGGATGTTCCCATGGTAATTTTTGTAGGATAATATGGCACTTTTTGGTACACAACGTGACGTTTCTTTATTAAGATATATTAACCGAGAGTTGATGTGGGATATTATCTCCCAAGAATGTGCTTATTACCAATTTAATTATGGTGATACTAAAGTAAACATGTATGGTGAATCATCAGGTGCTAAATATTATAGAGATCCTGTTCTTTTAAATACTCTTGTTGAAAGAGGAGATGCTACAAGTCCAACTAGTGATATGGGTATTGATTATGAACGTCCAATGGTATTTAGATTCCTTAGAGATGATTTAGTTGATGCTAATTTAGTACCTCAAGTTGGAGATATTATAATGTGGTATGAAGGATACTGGGAAATAGATAATGTAAATGATAATCAATTATTTGTAGGTAAAGACCCTGATTATCCATATGATGTAAACCCATTAAACCCAGGATTAGAAAATTTTGGTACAAATTTAGCTGTTATTTGTTTTGGTCATTATGTACCAGCAGATAAAGTACAAATTACAAGAGAAAGACTATAAGTATGCCAGCTGCTAGAAAACCAAATCCAAAATCACAAAAACAGATCTCAAATGATCAGGTGGATCCTTATGTATTCCCTGAAACAGATGAATCTTACGGTAATCCAAATATACCTTCTGAATTCAACCAATTCACCCCAAATAAACAAAGCGGAGTTGATTTCAACCGTTCTGAGCAGATGTCATTCAAAGGTGACACCACTAAACCATTCACAATAGGTTTACAAGATATCGATGAGTCGATAATGTTTTATTTCCAAAATGTTATTCGTCCATTTGTTTACCAAAATGGTGTTCGAATAGAGGTACCTATAATATATGGTTCCCCTGAAAAATGGAAATCAGTCCAAAAGGATGGATATTACAAAGATAAAAATGGTGCTATTATGGCCCCGTTAATTATGTTTAAAAGAGATACAATTGATAAAAACCGTTCTCTAACAAACAAATTAGATGCTAATGCTCCTCATTTATATACATCTTGGAGAAAACCATACAACGGAAAGAACTCATACTCCAATTTCAGTGTATTAACGAATCGTATACCCGTAGATCAATTCGTAGTAAATGTAGTACCGGATTATGTTACTTTAACATATAGCTGCACTATTCAAACGTATTATATAGATCAACTAAATAAAATAATTGAAGCCGTAAATTATGCTTCTGATTCATACTGGGGTGATCCTGAACGCTTTAAATTTAAAGCATCTATTGATTCATATTCTACAGTAGTAGAAATGTCTGATAATTCAAATCGTGTTGTTAAAGGTACTTTTACTATCAAATTATTTGGATATGTTATACCTGATACAGTACAAAAAGAGGTAACAGCTATAAAAAAATACAATAGTAAAGCTCAAGTAATTATAGGAATTGAAACCGTAAATGGACTATCTGAATTTGTATCAACTTCAAATAAGAAAAAACAACAATTTAACCCAACAGTAATAGCTGGAGGTGGTGGAGGTACCGGAGGTGGAAGTATCGACCCAGCAACATTAACTTACCTAAACACTAATATACAACAACTAGGTACTTTTGTTAATACTACAACTATAACATTTGCTAGTGGATGGTTACCTGCTCCTGCTGGTGTACCTGCAACATCTATTAATAATTTCTCTATTTTTGTTAATGGACAATTAATAGAATTAGCAGCTATTGTTTCTTTTACAGAAAGTGGAGGTGTAACAACATTAGTAATTAATGAAACTGAATTAGGATTTGGATTTGATTCACAAGATGAAGTTATAGCAATTGGAAAATTTGCAAATAGCACACCTACACCACCAACTCCAAGTGGAGCATTTTCTAGTGCCTTTTCTAATGCCTTTAGTTAATTATAAAATATAAACAAAACATGTCACAACAAAACAAAACAACATTACAAGCAGCTATTAATACCCAATTAGCTGACAATACTTCAGGAGATATTTCTGCAGCAGATATAAGAGATAATCTTATTAATATGACTGATAGTTTATTATTTAATGAAAGCACTAATCAAGCTATTACCGGGAGTTTAACAGCAACATCTTTTACAGGTTCATTACAAGGAACCGCAACTACGGCTTCATATGTTGTAACAGCTCAAACGGCTTCATATGTTCAAAATGCTCAAACCTCATCTTATGTTTTAAATGCAGTAAGTGCTTCATATGTTCAAAATGCAATTTCTAGTTCATTTGCTTCAACAGCATCATTTATTCGAACAGCTCAAACCGCTTCATATGTTCAAAATGCTCAAACATCTTCATATGTTGATCTAACGGCAGGTCCTAATATTACTATAAATCAAGTAGGAACATCATTCCAAATCAGTGGATCAGCAGGAGGTAGTGGTGCTCCTGGAGGATCAAATATGCAAATCCAGTATAATAATAATGGAACATTTGGTGGTAATGACAATTTTGTTTATAGTTACACATTAAATAGTCTTTTTCAAGGAAATAACACAAATGCTTTAGGTGATTTTTCTCATGCTGAAGGATATAATACTACAGCTACAGGATCAAATTCCCATGCTGAAGGTTCTCAAACAAATGCCTTCGGTGACGGTTCACATGCCGAAGGTGGATTAACATTCGCATTTGGAGTCCAATCCCATGCTGAAGGCTACCAAACTTCAGCCTCAGGTAATTGGTCCCATTCTGAAGGCCGTCGCACAACCTCATCCGCAGATTTTTCACATGCTGAGGGTCAACAAACCGACTCTTCAGGTTATGCTTCACACGCTGAAGGTGCAGTTACCATTTCTTCAGGTAATTATTCACATGCTGAGGGTTCATATACACAAGCTATTGGAAATTACTCCCACTCTGAAGGGGAATTAACTAAATCTACCGGATATTCATCCCATGCTGAAGGAAATTCTACTATTTCTTTAGGAGATTATTCACATGCCGAGGGAAACCAAACTATAGCCTCAGGTTCATATCAACATGTTGAAGGTCAATACAATACCCAAGGTGATGACACTTCATTAATGATTATAGGAAATGGTGTTTTTGGTGCTCGTCAAGATGCCTTTAAAGTCAGAATGTCAGGTTCAATTATATTACCAACTACCCAATCAACTATTCCATCTTGGACAGGTACAGATGGAGAAATGATATTTGCAACCATAACAGGAAATCATTACTTCTATGTTTGGATGGCTGGTGCATGGAGATCAGGATCACTTTCATAATCAATAGTTAACGTTTAATATTTATAATAAAATGGCAAAAGCAAAAGGACAATCAGTAGCTACTTTTTTAAGTAAACCTCCTAAAAAAAGACCAGGGGTTCACGCAAAATCAAAATCTAGCAAAAACAAAAACAGCAAAAACTACGTAAAAACATACGCAGCACAAGGAAAATAAAATGGCATTAATTAAACCAGAACAGTTACGATCAGGGTTTTACGATATAACGGGTTCGTTATTCGGAACCTCATCATATGCAGATTATGCATTGACTGCTTCTTATGCTTTGAATGGTGGTGGAGGAAGTACAGGTGACCCCTTTAGAATATCTACAGGGAGTATTTCAGCTAGTGTAAATATTGGTTCAACTATATTTTTAATTAAAAGTGCTAGTACAGATATTTTATCTATTAATAATACAGGTATTGTTACTTTAGCAACACAATCAACCCAATTAACAACATCCGCACCAAATGGTGGAATATATTTTACATCTACTGCATTTTTTGTTGGACTAGACTAATAAAACACATATTTATAATAAAATAAAAAAAGAAACATGGCAGAATGGAAAAAAGTAATAGTCTCGGGTAGTACAGCCAATTTAGCTGCATTACAAGTAGACAATCTTACATCAGGACAGGTAGTAATTGGTGGTGGTGCTTCCAATTTATCTACTACAGCAATTAATGGTACTGGAAATATTGTAGCAACAAATAATGCTACTGTAAATATGTCTGGTTCATTTAGTGGATCATTTATAGGTAATGGTTCAGGATTAACAGGAGTTACAGCTACCCCAATATTCCCTACTACAGCTAAAACTGATTTAGCTAGTACTGATCAATTCTTTATCAATGATGGTGCTAACAAATATGTTACTTATGGTAATTTATTAACAGATTTAGCTGGTACTAACTTAGCAGTTGAAGGTACAGATAGTTTAACACTTGCATCACAAATTGCAGTAATTGGAGTATCTGCTTCATTTACGGGTTCATTGACTGGAGCTTTAATCGGTACTGCTTCATATGCAACTCAAGCATTAAGTGCCTCATTTGCTACAACTGCATCTTTTTATGGAGGAAGTGTTTTAAGTGCCTCATACGCCTTAAGTGCTTCACATGCCACTACAGCATCATTCGCTACTTCAACAGTAAGTGCTTCATATGCTGCTTCTGTTAATAATATCACTAATGCTATTGATAATAATACAAATAATTATGTATTAACAGCTACTGGTGGGGGGACAATTAATGGTGAAGGTAATCTACAATTTGATGGTACCACATTAACTGTAACAGGTAATGAAGTAGTTACAGGTAATTTAACTGTACAAGGTACAGCATCTTTCCAAAATACAACCAATTTAGAGGTAGCAGATAGATTCGTATTATTTGCTTCTGGTTCAAATACAGCAGGTGATGGTGGTATCGTAATTCAACAAGGTACACAAAATGTAGGTGAATTATTTGGATATGAAAACTCAATCAATAGATGGGGATTCACATCATCATTCAATGCTGGTTCGCCGTCTTTCACAGCTACAGCATTTGTAACAACTACTGAAGTAGGTTTAACAGCTCCATCTGTTGCACCAATTTATGGTGGTACTTCTTATGGATTGGGTAATATTTATGTTAAAACAGATACAAGCGATATTTTCATCTACGCTTAATAAAATTAAAAAATTAGTTATGGGCTTTACAGCAAACCACGTTGAGGGTCAATCCCCACAAAATAATACTCCTCTATCTTCAAACCAGTTAACGGCAACGGAGATAGAGGTTTTACTTTCTATGGTAAAAAGAACAACTTTCCTTGGAGAGGATATAGAGCCTTTGTACAATTTGGTCAACAAATTACAAAACCAACATACTGAACAATCTAAATAATTAAGTTATGAATATATTTTCAATAGATTTATCACACCCCGAAATAAACTTTATCCGCCAGGCATTGGAAACAGTATCTATTCAAGGTAGAGATGCTAAATTTTGTGCTAGTCTTCAATTAAAACTTGAACACGAGTTAGAGGAAATTACTCGAATGATCAAAGAAGAGGAAGAAAACAAAATGCTTGGTTTGCAACAGATCATAGAATCTGAACAAACTAAACCACGTTCCAGAAAATCGTAATATTTATAACAGTATTATAGGCCCGTAAGGGAAGTGGGCACAGCATTTTCTGTGTAACCAACCAATGATAAAAAGATATTATGCCAAATTGGAAAAAAGTCATTACCTCGGGCTCTGACGCTGCCCTGAATTCTCTTCTAGTCACAAACGGTATTACCGGTTCACTTTTAGGAACCGCTTCAACAGCTTCTTTTGTAACAGGATCAAACGTATATGGACCCTATGGTTCAAATAGTGTTTTAACAGCATCTTATGCTTTAAATGGTGGTGTAACACAATTGTTAGCAGGACCTAATGTTACTTTATCTCCAACAAATGGTCAAGGTCAAGTTACAATTTCTTCAACTGGTGGAGGAGGACCTTCTTTTAATACAGCAACTGGTTCGTATGGGAGTTTTTATGACACTACAACCCAAACAAACGTAGCAGGAACCGCCAGATCAATGTCTCTTAATACAACCGATATTACAAATGGTGTATCTATTTCTGGTTCAACAAGTCCATTCAACACATATATTAAAGTAGCAAATGCTGGGGTATATGATATTCAATTTTCTGCTCAAATAGATAAAACAGATAGTGGAACCGATGAAATATGGATATGGATTAGAAAAAATGGAACTGATCTATCAGATTCAGCAACATCAGTACAATTAGTGGGAAATGGAGCTCATTATGTTGCAGCCTGGAATTTCTTTGTAAATGCAGCTGCAGGTGACTATTTCCAATTAATGTGGTATTCACCCGATGCAAATGTTCGTTTACATGCAGAACCAGCATTCGGAGTAGTACCAGGTATTCCTTCTCTTATTGTAACAGCAAACCGAGTAGATCAATTTTTATCCAATACAGGATCATTTAGTGGTTCATTTACAGGAACATTAACAGGAACCGCTTCATATGCAACTCAAGCATTATCAAGTTCATATGCTTTATCATCGTCATATGCATTAAGTGCTTCATATGCACCATCAACACCACCTTTCCCATTTACAGGCTCTGCTTTAATTACAGGCTCATTAGGGGTAACAGGTAGTATTTCCACTTCAGGTTCAAATGGAACTATAAATGATCTATTTATTAATAGAGGAAATGGAAATGTTTCAACAAACGTTTCAATTGGTTCAACAACTGCTTTTAGTGGATCTGCTACTGGAGGATACAATACAGCAATTAATACCAATGCTTTAAGTAAAAACACAACAGGGGTTAGTAACATCTCAATAGGAAGATATTCTCTATTTAATAACACTTCAGGAACTAATAATGTTGCAATGGGTAGAAACACCTTATGCAATAATGTCAGCGGATTTCATAACACAGCAATAGGATATCGATCTTTACAATTTAATACAACAGGAACTTCCAATACTTCAATAGGTAGACAAGCTTTATATTGTAATACAACAGGAAATAATAATACAGCAATAGGTAATAGAGCTTTAAGAAGAAATACAACAGGAAATAATAACACAGCAATAGGCTCATACTCTTTAGGTTCTAATACAACAGGAGCTTATAATATAGCAATAGGTAATAACGCTTTATATGTAAACACAACAGGGTACCATAATACAGCAATAGGTAGATTTGCTTTGATTGCAAATACAACAGGAAATAATAACACAGCAATAGGTCAATGTTCACTACGATACAATACAACAGGATCTAATAATACAGCAATAGGTAATTATTCATTAAAATCCAATACAACAGGAACTAATAATACATCAATAGGGTGTCGGTCTTTATATAATAATACAACAGGAAATCATAATACAGCAATAGGTCTCCAATCATCATTTTGTAATACCTTAGGAATAAACAACACATCAATAGGTTACCAATCATTACGCCTTAACACAATCGGAAATAATAATACAGCAATAGGTAGACAAGCTTTATTTTCCAATACAACAGGATGTCATAATACAGCAATAGGTTATCAAGCCTTAAGATTTAATACAACAGCAAATGATAATACAGCAATAGGTCAATGTTCACTACGTTCCAATACAACAGGACAATATAATACAGCAATAGGTAAATATTCTTTACGTAATAATACAACAGGATGTAATAATACAGCAATAGGTGTTTTATCTTTAGCGTGTAATACAACCGGAACTAATAATACAGCAATAGGTAGTGGTTCTTTATGTACTAATACAACAGGAACATATAATACAGCAATAGGTAGATCTGCTTTATCTAATAATACAACCGCATGTAATAACACAGCAATAGGTTTATGTGCTTTATTTACAAATACAACAGGGTGTAATAATACAGCAATAGGTAACCAAGCTTTAAAAGCAAATACAACAGGAGTTCATAATACAGCAATAGGTCAAGCTACTTTACAAGTAAATACAACAGGAAATAACAACACAGCAATAGGTCTCCGATCAATGCGTTGCAATACCTCAGGATGTGATAACACAGCAATAGGATATTTTGCTTTACTTAATAATACAACAGGAAATAACAACACAGCAATAGGAAAATATACTTTACATAATAACACAACCGGAACTTTTAATACAGCAATAGGTAATCAAGCTTTAAAAGCAAATACAACAGGAGCTAATAACACAGCATTTGGGCTATCAGCTTTAATAGCAAATACAACCGGAACTAATAATACAGCAATAGGATATTTTGCTTTACTTAATAATACAACAGGAGTTAATAATACAGCAATAGGTTGTGAATCTTTACGTTATAATACAACAGGAAATTATAACACAGCATTTGGACTATCAGCTTTAAATGCAAATACAACAGGAAATAACAACCTAGCAATAGGTTTCCGATCACTGCGTTGCAATACAACAGGAGATAATAATACAGGTATTGGATCTTCAGCTTTAAATTCCAATACAACAGGACAACATAATACAGCAATAGGTAAATATTCTTTACGTAATAATATAACAGGATATAATAATACAGCAATAGGTTATGCTGCTTTAAAGAGCAATACCTATGGATCTTATAATACAGCATTAGGTAATACTACTTTATTTTGCAATACAACAGGGTGTAATAATACAGCAATAGGTAGATCTGCTTTACGTGAAAATACAACTGGAAATAATAACACATCAATAGGTTTTAATTCTTTAAGATATAACACAACAGGATATAGTAATACAGCAATAGGTTTATGTGCTTTATTTACAAATACAACAGGATATAGTAATACAGCAATAGGTTGGGAAGCTTTAAAAGCAAACACCACAGGAGCACATAATGCAGCAATAGGCCAATATTCACTACACTCTAATACAACAGGAGCTAATAATACAGCAATAGGTCAACGTGCTTTACTTAATAATACAACAGGAAATAACAACACAGCAATAGGTCAAGCTGCATTGCGATATAACACAGAAGGAAATAATAATGTAGCTATAGGACTTAATGCTTTACGCTATAATACAACAGGAGCATATAATACAGCAATAGGTAATAGAGCTTTATGTGCTAACACAACCGGATGTTATAATACAGCAATAGGATATTTTGCTTTACTTAATAATACAACAGGAGCTAATAATGTAGCTATAGGACATAATGCACTTTATTTCAACCAATGTAATGACGTAAATATAGCAATAGGTTTTGAAGCTTTAAGAAAACATGGATGTACTGGTTCTAACAAAAATCCTGGTAATATAGCAATAGGTTTTCAAGCAGCACGTAATCAAGTTGGAACACAAAATCCAACAGTTGCAATAGGTTATTATGCTTTATATAATAATATAGATGGATCCGCAAATATTGCTCTAGGTAAAAATGCTTTATATGGTTTATCAGGTGGTGATTATAATATTGCTATAGGATTTAGATCAATGGATAATTCCTCTTCTTCTTGTAATAATATCTCTATAGGACGTGAAAATAGTAATCCATCCAATTATAACTGCTCTGTAGCTATAGGAAATCAAGTTCAATTTCAAGATAATAACTATTTCCACATAGGAAGCACCGCAGTACCGTTAGGAACTATTGGTTATGCTACACAGTATTCTAACTCATATTGGCCTGTATATATTAATGGAGTTTTACGTAAAATTGCTCTTGTTCCATAATATTCCTTGGATATTAGAAAAATAGTTATTATATTGATAATATGGTAAAAAAAATATTCTATAACGCGTCAATGCCCCGAGCTGGATCAACATTAATTCAAAACATATTAATGCAAAATCCTGAAATTTATTCAACACCTACATCTGGTGTAATTGAATTTCTATTAAATGCAAGAGCTGTATACTCTTCAGGTGATGCTTTTAAAGCACAAGACCAAGATGTAATGAAAACAGGATTTAAAAATTTCTGTAAAACTGGAATCCATGGTTTCTTTGATGGAATTACAGATCGTCCTTATGTAATGGAAAAAAGTAGAGGATGGTTAGGTCATTTCAATTTTATTGAATTTTTCATGGACGAAAAACCTAAAATGATTGTTATGGTTCGTGATTTACGTGCTATATTTGCCTCCATGGAAAAAAACTTCCGCAAACACCCTGATAAAGACCCAATGATTATCAATGGTGTTGAGTTAAAAAACATGACCACAGGAGCTAGAGTAGATCATTTTTCTGTAGCACCACCAATTGGGCCTTCAATGGAATGGTTATCTGAAACAATTCACCAAGGAATAGATAAAGACATTTTGTTTATACGATTTGAGGATTTAACTGTAGATCCTGAAACCGAAATGAAAAAAGTATACAATTATTTAGAATTGCCATACTTTAAACACGATTTTAATAATGTTGAACAGTTAACACATGAAAATGATGTTATCCATGGTATATTTGGAGACCACAAAATCCAACCACAAATCAAACCTGTAAAAGATAATTTTGTTGAAATTTTAGGAAAAGAACAATGCGATCGTTTACGCCAACATTATGATTGGTATTTTAAAAAATTCAATTACATTTAATATTTATAATAAAAATTATGGAAACTCAAACACCAGAACAAGTACAAAACCACATTAAAGCTGCATTCGATTCAGTTAATTTAATTAACAATGAAATTGAAAAAGAAGCAACAGACAACAGAAAAGATAATGTAGAACGCAATTTTCAACATCTTGAATTGATGTTAGGTAAAGATTGGTTTGAAGCTGGTTGTACAACACAACAAGTAACAGACATCAATGCTGCTATAACTGCTGGAAAAGCATACATAGTATAAAATATTTAAAAAAGTTATGATATATTGGTTTACAGGGCAACCTGGACATGGTAAAACGGTTTTGGCAACTGCTTTAAAGCAAGAACTAGACAACACATTTCATATTGACGGAGATGACCTGCGCGCTATATTTGATAATAAAGACTATAGTGAAGCAGGTCGCCGCAAAAATATTGAGTTAGCTCAACATTTAGCTCATTTTTTACACAACAAAGAATGTAATGTAGTTGTATCGTTAGTTTCCCCTTATAAAGATCAACGAGAAGATTTTAAAAGCAAACTTGGAGAATCTATAAAGGAGTATTATATTCACACTACTGAAATACGAGGTAGAGAAAATTTCCATGTTGAAAACTATCAACAACCAACAGAAAATTATCTTGACATTGATACAACAAATATTTCAGTTGAGGAATGTTTAAATAAAATAAAAAGTTATGCAAAATTGGAGCAAAAAAGTACACGTACAGTCATCTCTTGAATCTAAACCAAACCAATATGCTATGTTTATTGGTAGATGGCAACCTCTACACGATGGGCATAAAGCATTATTTCAACAAACTTTAGACGAAGGAAAAAATGTTTGGATTGCAATTAGAGATGTTGAAACAACTGAATCAAATCCATTCGATGCTAAAGAAGTACTTAAAACCATTGAAAATGAATATAAAGAACTTTGTTTACAAGGTCGAGTTAAAGTTAGTATTGTTCCTGACATATGTTCCGTTGAGTTTGGTAGAGGAGTGGGTTATGATATTATTGAGCATATACCCCCTATACAGATAGCAGAAATATCTGCAACAAAAGTTAGAGAACAAATGCGTAAAGAAGGAAAATTATGAATGCAAAATCTCAACAATTCCAAATTCGATTCAATACAGTATCTACTTGTGAAGAAGATCGTTGGCGTTTAATCACTGACGGTGAAGAAATTTTAGTATCGGATATTGTAATAGATGGTCATACTTATACATCAAAAGATTGGATGGAAGATATCCAAGATTATAAATGGCATATTAGCTGTGAAGGATACGTTAGTATTAAAAATAATGTAGCTTACATCATTACCATTAAAGAGGAGTCAGTAATGACTCGACATATCCTAAAAACATTATCATATAGAATCATAGGTACTCTTATTACAGTGATTACAGCATATTCTTTAGGAATGTCATTTGAGATATCCTCATTATTGGGGGTAGGTGAATTAATATTTAAACCGATAATTTACTTTTTTCACGAACGCATTTGGTACAAATACATTAGAATAGGATCAAAAAAATAATATGGAAGAAAAATATATAATATGGCATATTGAAGGGGGCTTAGGTAAAAACATAGCTGCTACTTCTTTAATTGATAGTCTAAAAGAAAAATACAACGATAGAAAAATTATTGTTGTTGCTTCATGGCCTGAGGTGTTTTTAACACACCCTAGCATATACCGCGTTTATAAAATAGGTAACACACAATACTTTTATGATGATTATGTAAAAGACAAGGATACTTTAATATTCAAACATGAACCATATGATGAAACCCATCATATATTAAATCAAAAACACTTAATTGCTAATTGGTGTAAATTAATGGATATAGAATATACATCTCAAGTACCATCTTTTTATTTCAACTTTCCTCAAAAACGTAATTCTTCTAGATGGAATAGAGAAAAACCAATTCTATTGATCCAAACAAATGGAGGTCCATTAGACAATAACTCTGAATATGCTTGGACTAGAGATTTACCATTTAAATTAGCATCCGCAATTGCTGAAAAATACCAAGAATCTCACCATATAATCCAGGTATGTAAACCAAATTCATTAAAAATACCGAATGCTGAAGTACTTGATCAAAGTATGTTAGCTGTTGATTTATTTTCTTTAGTAGCAAATAGTGATAAACGTATATTAATTGATTCTTGTTTACAACATGCTGCTGCTGCTTTTGGTTTAGAATCAACTGTATTTTGGATCGGTACATCCCCTAAGAATTTCGGGTATGCATTGCATAACAATATAACAGCAAATGAACCTACTGCAAATCCAAAATTAATCGGTTCATATTTATTTAATTACTCATTTGAAGGATTACAATATGAATGCCCTTATATGGATTTAGAGGAAATGTTTGATGTAGATCAAATAGTTAAGAATATCTAAGTCACATATTTATAACTAAATGGCGAATATACTATCTAAATCCGGAATAGTTTTAGGACATGAAGTAGATGCGTGGCATGTTACTCAATCCATTGATGCTTTTACAAAAGTAAGTGCATATGATATAACTGTATCCGGATCTTTTACTTTAACAGGTAGTTTAAAAGTTAGTGGAAGTGTTTTAGGCACAACATCAGAATCAGCTTCTATAGCTATAACCTCTTCATATACAAATTATACACCAAATGTAGTAAGTGCATCAAAAGCAGAATATAATTTATCAAATGGGTATTCTTTACAATTTTATGCACCCACTATAGAATACATGGTTCCTAGTACTATTTATTATATAGGAGCAGGAGAAATTATAGGATCTGATACTTGTGGAATAACTATACCTGTTGATTCTAGAGTTTCTTGTGCTTCTGTAGTTTCTACTTGCCAAACCACTTCTTCATGGGGGAATGATCTTTCTATATATGATAGCTCAGGTGTAATCTTTGCATTTGAAACCCCAGTACTATATGATAATTCTTTTAATTATTTTTTAGAAGATATTGGAGATATTCTTGTTACTAAAGGTGAACGAATTTATTTTGAACTTCGAACAGATCCAACCCAACCCCCATTATTTACCTCACATAATATTACCTTATTTTTATACCCTGTATAATGGCACAAATTTTAACAAAAAATGGAATATTATCGGGTAGTATAGTCCAACCAGGACATGTTACTCAATCAATTGATGCTTTTACAGGTACACAAGCATATGATATTACTTTATCTGGTTCTTTAGTTGTAACAGGTAGTGTAATATTAGATACAATCATAAATAAAAATTTTCATGGTACTGCATCTTACGTTATTACCTCATCTTATGCTTCAACAGGTTCTATATCTTCATATGCTTTAACTACATCATTTGCTGATAATGAAACTATAATACTTCAATTATATAGTCCAAGAACCGATATTTCCCAATCATATAATTATAATATAGGAGCAGGAAACCAATCAACCTCATCTGCAGATCTTGTAGGGATTATATACCCTAAAGGTGATGGGATAATATATAGAACCACTGTTACTTCTGTAGTAGCAGGTATAACGGGTTCTTTAACTTCTAATGTAAGATTATATGTAAATTCTACAAATTTTTCTTTTCAAACAAATCCATTAAGGTATCTTACAGGATCAAATACAATAACATCCGGAGATAACCAACAATTACCAGTAACACAAGGTGATAAAATATATGTCCTTGTAGAAACAGGAACAACTGGGTATGCAGAACCAACAAAGGTTACACATAATGTAAATTTATATATTAAAAGAACTAATGGCTAATACACTTTCAAAAACAGGTATAGTAGATAACAGTACTATTAGAGTATGGCACGTTACTCAATCAATTGATGCATTTGCAGGAATAAGCGCATATGACATAACCTTATCAGGCTCATTAAATATTATAGGTCCATTAAATTTAGACTCACCAGTAACAGGTAATTTAATAACTAATGCATCTTACGCTTTATCATCATCATATTCCCATACTGCACGATCATCAAGTAACACAGATTATGCTAATATTTCTTATGATACATTAGTTATTCAATTACATCATGGGCAAGTTACAACAATAAATGATAGTACTTATTACTATTTTGATTGTAATCCAAGTACACAACAAATCCCATCTTTACCAACAAGTTCAAATCAAGCGGGAACATCTCTTCCAACAAGAATTAAAATATTAAGTGCAAGTATTTCAACAACTTGTAATGGAACCCTTGGAACTAATTCAACTTCTTCATATAGTTTAGGTTATGGTAATAACATATATAATTTTTCTCAAACTTTAACTCATGATGATACTTTTGATTCATTTGTAGAAGGAGTAAATATAACCGTTGATGTATTAACACCAATATATATACAATGGAGAACTTTAACAGGATATGGATTAGCAAATAATATAGCACATAATGTAGTTTTATATTGCACTAGAAATTTTGACCCAATTACATAAAAACAAATAAAAATAAATAAATATGGAAACAGTTACAGACAAAAAGTTCTTAACAGACGAAGAAAAAGCTTTATTAACAGCACTTCAACAAAAAACACAATCATTAGTAATGGAATTTGGTGAAATCGAAATGATTAGAACCCAACTAGACATGCGCCACGAATCAGTTAAAAGTGCTTTGAAAGATTTATCTAGTCAAGAACAAGATTTTACAAAAACAATCTTTGAAAAATACGGAAAATCAAATATTGATCCGGAAACAGGTGAAATTACGTTGATAGGTTAATCTGGGTTGAAATACACCATATTTATAACAAAATAATTTATTACAATGGCAGAAACAATTGTATCACCTGGTGTATTAGCTATAGAGAATGATCAATCATTTATAACTCAAGCCCCTGTACAAGCAGGTGCCGCTATTATAGGACCAACCGTAAAAGGTAAAGTAGGTATCCCTACAATAGTAACAACATATACAGATTATTTAAATAAGTTTGGTGATACTTTCCTTAGTGGGAGTAACACCTACACTTATTTTACCTCTATTGCAGCGTATAACTATTTTAATAATGGAGGTCCTTCATTACTTGTAACCAGAGTAGTAGGTGAAACATTTACCTCAGCAACTTCATCATTTATATCTTCTTCAGCACATTCTGCAGGTTCTCCATATAATACAGCACCTTTTATATTAGAAACTATTTCTAAAGGTGAAATAATGAATAGTACAGGCCCAACAGGGTCATTAGGAACATTATTAAGTGGTTCATCAAATAATTTTAGATGGCAGATTGCAAACTCTAATACAGATTTAGGTACATTTAACCTATTAATCCGTCAAGGTAATGATACTTCAACTTCTCCTTCAGTAGTTGAAACCTGGGGTCCATTATCTTTAGATCCATTCTCTTCAAATTATATTGAAAAAGTAATTGGTAATCAAGTTGAAAGTGTAGCAAGTGATAATGGTGAATATTATGTTCAATTATCTGGAAATTATCCAAATAATTCAACGTGTGTACGCGTTAAACAAGTCAATCAATCAACACCTAACTATTTCGATAACGTAGGTAATCCAAAATCTATATACACAGGTTCAATTCCAATTAATGCAAGTGGTTCTTTTGGAAGTGCTGTAGGAAAAAATGTACCAACAGGTGTAATAGCAAATTACTACGAAAATATTACTACCTCAACAAATATTCAAGGTATATCGGCTAGTGCTTATACTGAATCTATTTCATTATTAGCAAATAAAGATGCATTTAGTTACAATTTATTAGTTGCTCCTGGTTTAATATCTAACACAGGAGGTGTAGCTACATCTGCAATTACTTCTATGGTTTCTATTGCTCAAAATAGAGGAGATATGATGGTAGTATTTGATTCTTCAAAATATGGAGCTCAAATTTCCCAAGTATTAACAGATACATCAGTATATGATACTTCTTACGCTGCAACATATTGGCCTTGGGTTAAAACAATTGACCCAAGTACAGCTAATCAAGTATGGGTACCAGCTTCAACATTAATCCCAGGAATATATGCATTTAATGATAATGTAACTGCTCCTTGGTTTGCACCTGCAGGTATTAATAGAGGTGTTTTAACTACTGCTACACAAGCAGAACGTGTATTAACTCAAGGTAATAGAGATACATTATATCAAGCAAATATTAACCCACTTACAACTTACCCTAATACAGGAGTAGTAATATTTGGACAAAAAACATTACAAAAGAAAAGATCATCTTTAGATCGTATCAACGTGCGTCGT